TCTGTACCTGCTGGTGCATTAGGTTTATGTATATTTTTATACTCATCAATAACATTATCTTGACCTGTTCCATCAATAAATATAGGCCACTTACTACCACCTAAATGTAAAGTTGTGGATATCTCACAGCTAGGTCTATCTTTATGTCTTTTTAATATATCTCCTTGTTTATATATTCTTGCATAAGAGTATGTTGGTAATAATTCTAGACCTGTTTCCTGTTGCATAATAGGTAATACTTTCATCATTAAAGTTTCCATTACAGGATCTGCATAATGTGAATATGTATTTGGCACTTGTTCATCTGTCCATGTGCCAAGTAAACCATTGTCATATATAATATTATTATCATACATAAATTTAACTGCATCACGTTTAAGCATAAAATAATTATATATAAAATTAGCTAGTTCATATGAAACTGCATTTTTAATTACTTGATATTTTTTAATATTAAATGTCATAGAAACATGCCTTTTTGTAAAAAATTAAACGATACAGAAATTCTTATATCATTAGACCTATTAGGATCAACACAATGCATTAACCATGATGGAAACATAATACATCTTCCAGGAATGGGTTTATAATGTGTTTCTCTATGTAATCTTGTAGGCACTGGACCTTTTTTTTGATTAGGTTTGACCATTGCAGCAGATGATCTTGGATCATCTATTTTTAAATCTCCTGAATCTTTAGATGCTTTGATATAATATACACCAGACCATAAAGAATTAGGATGTTGATGTGCTCTATTCATTGCTCCTGGTGGATTAATGTTTGCCCACATATTACCTAATATTGGTTCATTATCTAAATGTTCTTGATCATAAATAGTTCTTTGACAATCATACAACATATCAACTAATTTTTTAAATTGAGGTAACTCCGCCATATTAGTAGTTGAGTGCCAACCCTGTATATTAGTTTTAACTACACCTTTATCTTTTTTAGACCACTCTATAATATCTTTTTCTAATTCTTGATTAAGAGTTGGATGTTTTATATCTGCAATATAAATAGGTGTTGGAAAATATAAATCTCTATGCATTATTTAAATGGTGTTCCTCCAAACCACATAACTAATGATTGTCTAACACCTCGTATTACAGGATTAACTCTGTGATTTAAAAAAGATGCAAATATAATTGCGTGTCCTTGTTTTAGTTTTACAAATTTACCAGGTTCCATTAATTCTAAATCTCCACCTTCAAATTGATTTTCAGGTGATAGTAATAATGTCATAGATATTTTTCTAACGGGTGGTTCGTGTTCCATGTTTACATCACAATCTATATGCCAATCATAAAAACCTCCTTCAGGATATTCTGTAAATTGTGCTTGTTCTGTAATTTGTATGTCACCAAAACCAAAATGATTTAAGTTTGATTTTTGTATAAAAGTATTAATGTCATCATACATTGGTTCCATTTCTTTAAATGGTATCCAAGAAATTGTTGTAACTCTTTTCTTTGTATCTGCGCCACTACCAGGTTTACCACCAACTTTTGCTTGTTGTGGAGGTTGTCTTCTTCCACAATCAATAATTTGTTGACATTGTTCTGGTGTAAATAAAGGTGTAGTAGTTTGCACTACCCAACTTTTCCATTTAGGTTCTGTTATTATCATTTTGCTCCTCTGTTTGATATTGGATTATAGTCTACGTCACAGTTACAAGATAACGTTCTTCTAAATCCTGGTCCATTAAAAGGATTAACGGAGTGTCTCATGTCGTATGGAAATATATAAAAATGTCCTTCTTCAACTATCGGTGTGTAATCAGCATTACAAAATTGTCCAGATGAATTACCTAATATAGATAGTCGACCATTCATAGGTTTATCTGATGCTGAATATTCTACTCCATATGATTGTGGTAGTTTTAAAATCATAACACTTGATAAACCAGTGTACAATGTTCCTTGATGTATATGAATTGGATTGTATTCATGTTCTTTCATTTCGTTAATCCAAATAGAGTTTAAATGCATTCCATAATCATCTATTTTATTCCAATCTAAATAATGTTTAAATTTTTCCCAAAACCATTGCATAACATTATCTGGTAAATATCTATGATTTTTCATTTTATCATTAGGAGTGCCATTAAAAAATAAAGAGTGTTCATTTTTTATTTTACCTACAAGTTGTTTGTTTGCAGGATATAATTCATGTTTACGTTTTTCATATACGTCATTTATAATATTATATATGTCCCACGGAACTTGATATCTCAAAACAGATTGTCCTAAAAATACAAATTTAAAATCTGATGTGTCCATATTTTTCTTTTATACGTTGTGGTATTTTTTCTATATACGGATTATATTCTTTCTTAATTTCTGTTTTTATCTTATGCATATTGTTTCCAACTATGGTGTCGTCATAGGATATACCATTAATATTTATTTGTTGCAAGTTTGTAAACCTATGTTCAAAATCTGGTATGTCTAAAAATTTATATATTTCTTTAATACAGTTTTTAGGATCAGCCACTAGGTCATCGTATTTTACAAAATAACATATGTCAGGATAGTTAAATGAATTTTTAATTGCGTTTAAATCTTTTGCAATAGCACCTCTATTATTCATAAGCATAGATAATTTTTCTTCATCATTTTTAAGATTAAGATTATTAACAAATGAATTAGGGTTTTCTGTGTACCACTTCATATAACTAGCTAACACATCCATTAAGTCTCGTAAAATAACTATGCATTTAAAAGGATATTTATAATATTTTCGCATTAGAATAAAATTATCTGTTGTCATTACAGGTCCACGATCTATTATGTATTGTTGTGGCCAATTTTTGTAATAAGTATCATACACAATATCTAACAAGTTATCTAAAGATTGATGATCTGGATAGTTTTGAAATACATCTTTTTCTTTAAGTAAATACAAATCTTTCATTATTTCTAATGTAATAGAATTAGCAGTACACACAACACTAGGATTTTGATTCATAATAGATGCAAACAAAGTGTTACCTGACCTTGGCATTGCAACTAAAAAGAAAAGTTTCTTACTCTGGTTTTGCTCCAAGTTCGTGTGTAAGTTTATTTTTTTTATCGTATTCCAATTGTCCATTTTCTTTCTTTATTCTTTCAATAGATTGTAGTTGACCCAACACATTAAACACTTCTGGTTGACTTGATCCAGAAGTTAATGTTTCTGCCTTATTTTTCATTGTTAAATGGTATGAATGTAATTGGTGTGTATTAACATCTTTAGTGTCAAAAGAACCATCGTCAAATTGTTTTTTAAATTTAGACCATAGTTTAATTTCTCTCATTCTATCTCTAGCTACTAATTGTGCACTAGCTTTATTATAAACTTTTTCATCTAAATCAATTTGTATTAATTCTTTTTTTATTGGATCTTCTTCTTGTTCTAATTTTTGTTGTAGTCTTTTAATTTTAACTTCTGTTCTTCTATAGTCAAAAGATAGTGCCATTAAATTTTCAAGAAATACATTTTGTTCTCTAACGCATTGCCAATACTTTGCAGCTTTAGTTGGATACTTTGCATCGTTTAAAACAGAAAACTGCATTTCAGTTTCAGTTCTAAACATTTGTTTCTTAGTCCAAGTATCTCTAAGTTCCTCCGTCATTTCTTTAAATATAGAAACGTCTTCTGGTTCTAATATATTATTAAGATTAGGAGCTTCTTTTTCAATAAGTTCTTTTATATTTCTTTTCTCTTTAGTCATTTTGTAATCCTTTCATTTAAATAGAATATAAGGATTAATTAATCAAAGTCAATTGTTTTAGGATCGTTAACACTTGATGTTTCACCTGTAAATTCTTCTGTGTTATTAATTTCTGCACTTCCTGTATTACCTCCAAAAACAAGTGAACTTACGTTTGGTGCGTTTGTAGCACCACCAAGTCCTCTTCTAGTAGTAGTTAAACTTTTTTGAGTATACCAAGATGTTCCATCATATGCTTGAACTTGTCCAGTATTAGCTGTTCCAGTAAATCCTCCTGAAGCAAGAGCAGCTGTAGATGTTCCATTTCCTGCTTGATTATCTAACGCTGTAAGCATAGAACCTGTAGCTGTCCAAGAAGATCCATCCCAAGCGTATGAATCATTTTGAGCATCTCCATCAGAATTTGCTCCTCCAAACGCTAATCCAGCTGTTTGTGTTCCAGCTGATGATAATGTCCGTCTTGCTGCAGGCAAAGCATTAGGTAACGCTGTCCAACTTGTGCCATTATAACTTTCAGTTGTTGCTATTGTTGCTGTTGAAGTTCTACCTGCAACCATAATTGCAGCTGTTTGTAATCCAAATTCAGTTGATAAATCTCTAGCAGTATTTAAATTATTTCCTTCAGACCAAGATGTGCCATCATATTCTTCAGAATTATTTATTTGACCAGTTCCAGGATTACCACCGGTAGCTAAAGCAGCTGTTTGTGTTCCACAACCTTCTAAATGTTCTCTGGCCTCAGCTAAATTATTTCCTTCAGTCCATGAAGAACCATCATATTCTTCAGAAGTACCAAGAACTCCTGTTGTTTTTCCACCAAATGCTAACCCTGCTGTTTGTGTTCCTGCGCCAGCTAAATCTTTTCTACCACCTGCCATGTTACCACCACTAGCCCAAGCTGCTGCTGTAGTTGCAGATATAGATGTAGTAAATTCTTCTGTATTTGCTTTAACTGCTGGAGCTACATAACCAGCTGTAGCTAGTGCTGCGGCTGCAGTTCCTGATCCAGATAAAGCTTCTCTTCCAGTTCCTAAATCACTTGTTTCTGTCCAACTTGTACCATCATACGATTCTGTTTGTGTTGCACTTGAAGGAGGCGGATTTGTTTGGCCTCCAAAATAAATTGCATTTGTTTGTATTCCTGAAAGTCCTGCAGCATAACGTGATGTATTTGTACTATTTACTTCTGACCAAGACGTTCCATTATATTCTTCTACAGAAGTATTTTTAGCAGTAACTAAACCATTTACAGCCAACCCTGCAGTTTGAGTTCCAAAACCAGAACCTGATGTAATATTTCTTCTAGCGGTATTCATATTACCACCTGCTGTCCAAGAACTACCATCATATTCTTCTGTTGCATTAGAATTACTTGCACTAGGTGGAACTCTACCACTAAAAGCTAGCCCTGCTGTTTGTGTTCCTCCACCAGAAACATTACTTCTTCCTGTGTTTAAATCATTTTGTTCACTCCAAGATGTTCCATCATATTCTTCTGTATTTCCTAAATAATTAGATCCTCCTCTTCCACCACAAATCATTCCAGCAGTTAAAGTTCCTGCCGCTCCTGCTGAGTATCTTGCAGTTCCAACGTTTCCACCAAGACTCCATCCTGATCCATTATATTCTTCAGTTCCAGGGTGTTGTGAAAATGGACTAGCAAATCCTCCAGATGCCGCAAAACAAGCTGTTTGAGTTCCTGCAGTGCTAGTAAAATATCTTGCTGTTCCTAAATTTGCACCAGCCGACCAAGCAGATGTTGCAATAAATGATTTTAGTGCACCTGTTGTAGAGTTGTAAAATATTTCACCTTCTATTGCTCTGTCTCCTGATGTGTCAGCATCAAGGTACTTTACTTTTAAACCTTTAATTTCTTGGTAAGTAGACATTTAAAATTCCTTTAGGGGATTGTTACGAAACCAGGTTTTTCACCAATTCTTACAACTTTATCATCTGCTGATTCGCCATCAACATTGTTATTGTCCCAAGCTGTTCTAGCTAAATCATTGGCTGCTTTAACTAACGCTTGTGCTTCTGTTTTAGTTTTTTCAGTGCCGCTTGCTTCAGCTAACCAGTATGCTCCTTTTTCATTATTACCAATACACCAAACATCAACGTAATTAGATCCGTCGTGTCCAGTATATCCTCTTAAAGAAAAATTTCTTCTGTCGTCATGAGTAAAGAAACCTTTACCTGTGTTAGTTGCTGTGCCGTATATAAATAGTGCCATATTAATCCTCCTTCCCTTTATAACTTATTACTATCATAAATCAACTATCCGTTATAGTTTTTAAATTTAATGATGTTGTTTCTCCTGTAAACTCTTCTGTTGTAGTTACAACAGAACCTGTGCTTCCTCCAAAACCTAGTGAAGCAGCTTGAGTTCCAGCTGTTGCTGAACCCATAAACTGTCTAGCAGTAGCTAAACTTGGTCTTGTTGAAAAATTAGTTCCATCATAACCATTTGTTGTATCTATAAGTGATGGAGTCCCACCTCCAAAAATTAATGCTGCTGTTTGTAATCCTGAAGCTGACGCATTAGCTCTTCCTGTAGGAAGATCTGCAGCTTCTGTCCAATTAGTTCCATCGTATTCTTTGACTTTGGCTATATAACCTGGAGCTCCACCCATCATAAGACCTGCAGTTAAAGTACCTGCTCCACATGTATCATTTGTAGCAGAAGGGACATTATTAACTTCAGTCCAACTAGTACCATCCCATTCTTCTACATTAGCAAGAGCTCCTGTAACAAAACCTCCGGCAGCCACTGCAGCTGTTTGTATACCAAAACCTGCATGAGTTCTTCTTGATGTTCCTAAATCATTTAATTCTGTCCAACTTGTTCCGTCGTACGATTCAGTATTACCTACATTAGTTGATGGAGGCACTAAACCACCAAAACCTAATGCTGCTGTTTGAGGTCCAACTCCAGCTAAAGCTCTTCTACCTTGATTTAAATTATTTCCTTCTGTCCAACTTGATCCGTCATATTCTTCTGATTTATTTACAGTTCCTGGACCACCTCCAAATCCTAAACCAGCTGTTTGTGTTCCAGCACCTGCCATTTGATATCTTGCTGTCCCTAAAGCTCCACCGCTAGCCCATGCCGCTGCTGTAACTGCTGATGCTGATACATTAAATTCTTCTGTAGTGCCTGAGTATGAAGTTGAGCTACTTGGCGGCCTTCCTGAAAAAGCCATAGCAGTTGGAACAGTTGCTCCATTACCTACTTTTTCAATAAAATTATTTGCCATAGTAGGTCCAGCTGAAAAATTAGTTCCATCATAAGTTACTGAATTAGTGCCTTTCATAAATAAAGCATTAGTTTGAACTCCAGCTCCACCATGAGATGGTGCAATAGTTGGTGGACAATTATTAACTGTTGTCCAACTTGATCCATCATATTCTTCTGATGCTAAACTAACTCCTGGTGAACCTCCAACATCTCTTCCTGCTGCAATAGCTGCAGTTTGAATTCCTGCACCCTGTAATCCAGATACTCCTGCTGTATTTAAAGCTCCACCTGTAGTCCAATTTGTACCATCATATAAAAATGTAGTTGTTGTTGGAGTAGGTATGCCACCACAAAATAAAGCTGCAGTTTGAGTTCCAAGAGCAGCAACATAATTTGATTTTGCTGCAGGAACATCTGTTACCTCTGTCCAAGAAGTACCATTGTATTCTTCTACCTCTGTATCTTGACCAGGATTACTAAAACCACCGACTGCCAAACCTGCAGTTTGAGTGCCAGCTCCACCTAAAGCATATCTAGCTTTATTTAAAGATCCTCCTGTTGACCAACCAGAACCATCATATTCTTCTGTAAGAGCTAACCCAGCATTACTTCCAGTGTATCCACCAAAACCTAAACCAGCACTTTTAGATCCAGCCACTCCTCCAGCTACTCCTCTTCGTGCTGTATTCATATTTGAACCACTAGAGAATGCGCTAGTAGATACAGCTGTTTTATATTTATTATCTGTATCACTATAAAATATTTGTCCTTCACCTTGTTCATTATCAAGATCAGTTGAAAAAATTTTAATTTTTTTACCTCGTATAGTTTTATAATCTGTCATGATACATCAACCGATCTTGTTGTTACTGCAGATGTAAATTCTTCTGTTGCGTTTATACCAGTTAAACCACCACCTGGTGCTACACCTCCAAATGCTATTGATGCAGTATTGGGAGCAAAGCCACCACTACCTAAATATTTTCTAGGACTACCCAGTGCTGTGGTTGTTGCCCAATTAGTTCCATCCCAAGTCTCTACTGCTGAGTCTGATGTTTCTCCACCAAAAGCTAAGGCAGCAGCTTGAGATCCTGTTCCTCCTAAATCGCTTCTTGCGGTATTCATAGAATTTACTGCTGTCCAAGATGATCCATCATATTTTAATGTTACGGCTGTTTTAG